CCAAACGACTTCATCTGTTTTCCAATCTTTAAAGAAACCTAAAATTTCACCATTGAAAGCATGTCTATGTCCTTGTTTTTCAAGAATACCATAACCCTCACACATCTCTAACAAGCCCGAATACTTATTAAGACCTGTTCTAAAGTTTAAATACATCTCAGTCTCAAGGAATGGTGGCACAAAACGATTTTTAGTCGTAAATGCTCTCAATGTAAGTCCATTAATGTCCTTTGATAGAGGTGTAACCGTGTCATTAGAATCCTTATTCTTACTATCACTTGATCTTTCAGCCTTCTTTGCCATCTGAACAATCACAGATGCCATATAAAGAGGTCCAGAACCACCAGCTTGTTTCTTTAAAGCAGAAGGATGAAGTTGTGATGGATCATCATAGATATGATTGGTAAAAACAACAGGACAATTAGCCTTTGATGCTACTTGCGTGATTGCTCTTAACATGCTTTTCAAAGCTTTTGCACGATTTCCCATATCAGGAGTATCAGAACCCTCATCGATCTTCTTTTGTTCTTGGGTTGTAATCAAATTACCAAGAGAATCGATGACAATAAGAACTTTGCCTTGCAGATTTTTTTCGATGACAGTTTGTAGAAACTTTACAACTTGATTTCTGCATTGTTCAGTCAATTGTGATGGGACATGTTTGATTTTTGAGGTGTCACATCCAAGTCTTTTTGCTGTATCTTCGTCTAATGCGCCTTCGGTGTCAAAATATGCAACGTGCATTCCTTTTTTTTGAGCATTTGCCATAATTTTATTAGCCATCAGTGTTTTTCCACAAGATTCTGGTCCAATAAAACCCGTAAGGCGACCCATTGGAATTCCCCCGTAGATAGAACCTGATATGATTGCGTTTAATGCCAATGATCCAGTATCAATCCATTCTTTAACGTTAGATAAACTGTTTTCATCAAGAAATGCTGCCTCTGGATTAAGATCATCTAGAACATTAAATGCATCCATGATATTTCCGGTATTAGTTTCTATATTTTCTTCAATTTTTTTCTTAGCCATATACAATATATTAACAGAAAACCTCAGACTGTCAAAGACAATCTGAGGTTTTTTTTGATGAATACTGAAAAATTTGTTATTCGTCAAATAAATTAACTACTCTTTCAGTGGGTTCTGGTGCTGGTTGAGCAGCAGCCACATCTGCTGTGACAAATGCGTTTTGTGGGTTGAACATTTGTGCATATTGTGTCTGTAAACGGAAATCTAATGCGTCGATATCTGTTGTTGTTATTCTCGAAGAGTCGTATGTAAATACGACATCTGCGGACTTATCTCCCAAGAACTCTCTGAAAAAGAGAGGAAGGAGTTGAACTGACATCTTTCCGGTATTGTCAGCAGGGACAATATGAAGAATGACAGGATTTTTAATGTTCAAGTTTCCTTTTGTAGAAGGAGCTTCTTGACCAAGAATTGTCCTACCAATAGTGTCTAGGATTACGATTAATTTGTTTTCTGTTGTTGTTGTTGTATTACTCATAATTGTTATATAAATTTAACATATTATGTATAATAGTCAATGGGTAAATATTAAAAATGTTAAATTTTTCTAAATATTTTTATAAAATACAAAAAAGTAATCCTCATATATCTGATGATTATGATCTTATTATTCAAATAGCTGACCCATCTAAAGGTAAAAATTATTATAAAACTTATAAATTTTCTGGTTATATATCTGAACAAGAAGCAAAAGAAAATGTACAAAAAAAATTAGAAGATATTAAAAAAGAACATGAAATAAAAACAAATGATATTATGTCACCTGAAGAATTTTCATCAGAAATGACAAAATTAAAAGCTTATATCAAAAGATCAAAAGATAATGAAAGATTATCTTTTAAAGATTTTGTAAAATCACAATTTCCATCCTAATGCGTAAGAAATTTGTGGAAATTTTTCTATAAAAATTGATTTAATACCATTTGCTATTTCTCTATGTTCTTTTTGTGTGTCTTCTTTGGTTCTAATTTCTAAATAATGAATCCAAGATCGAATGGAACCTGACATATACATTGTTGTTTGTGTGCTCAATGGAAGAATCATTCTTGCACATTCTTTTGCGATACCAGAATCAATAAGATGTTCATAAGCGGCAAGACAAGCTTTCTCTGCATTGTCAACGATACTTGCTTGGAATGATGTAAGTTGAACTTCCTCATCTCCCACTTGTCGATTTGTCTTTCCTTGCTTTCTAAATTCAATTGGTTCTAGTTTTGTTACTTCAGAATATCTTTGACTAAATTCTTGAAAAGAAAAGCTACGATGCCTTAATATTTGCGCTGCGATAGCTCTTGATGTTTGAATTTCTATACACATAGATGCCATTTCAAATGGACTCCAATGTTTATGTTTAATTAAATAATTTATTAATTTTGGAGAAGATTCTTTGTTTAATTGATTACTAGGATTTGAAACTCTTGCACAATAAATAATTAAATCTTCTGGTGTGGATATTGTAGATTCAATTTGAGGCGTTGTTAATGATATTAATTTAGTTTTCATGAAAATAATTCTGTTAAATCTGTAGCCTCTTCGCACCCAATTGCGGGAGTAGGCCAACCAATAACGTTAAATATCCTTGTTAATAGCGGAACTACGTTTTTTTCAAACATAAAACGATAATCAGGCTTAATCACTGCAAGTAACTCCTTTGGATATTCATCTATAAAACCCATTGTCTCATATGCATATATGTTTTTCTTGCAATAAAAAAATTTAATCTTAGTTCCATTAGCAATTGCTGGATATTTATCATCAATTTTTAATTTTTTAAGAGCATCATTAAAATTAATACAACTTTTAGCATGACCGGGAGTTCCTTTACCAAAACCACCATTACCATCAATCATATTGCTGTATTTTTCATAATTATTAATCTTTTTTCTCGTAGCAATTTCAATTGTAGACATATTACAAAATTTTTCATATCCCTCTTGAAACAAATGAATCGCTATTTTTCTATTTTTAGCAATAATTGCTGATTCTATAACATTTTTAATCAATTCTTTAACTTCTTTTGATAAAGTTGCTTTGGCAACTTCAATCCCTTTGTATTCAAACTCTTCGGTTTTAACGCCATCTTTGTCTAAAATGTGAAGAATGTAGAATTTTTTAGCTTGAAGTAACGCAACGTCACATATTTTTTCTCGTTTAAAAACATAACGAGGGTCGATTGATTTAAATTCTAATTTAGCCCATTCGTTAATTCCATTATTTAAAACTTTACCATATTCATCGATAATATCGTATGCTTCTTTGGTGATTTCTCCGTCTTTTAGTAGAGAAGTGTTTTTATTTTGTAATATTTCTTTAAATGAAAAGAATTCACTGTCAGTATCTTGATAAATTAAAATATCTTCCAACTTACCAGAAAACCCAGATCGTTTGGCATACTCATATATAATTTCTGGACCCTTTTTAACAACCGCTTGACCCGATAACGTTACACTTTCCGCATGATCAATGTCAAATAGAGGTGAAAATATGTTAGAAAATACACCATATATTGAGTTTAAAAATACTTTATACACATTTGACAATGTATCGTTATCATTAACCTCTTCTTGGTACTTTTGTTTATCTTCTGGTGTTTTTGCTTTTTTTAATTTGAGTTTAGCTTGTAATGTTTTATCTTTTGCCTTTACTCTTTCAGAGTATAATTTATCAATAAGGGTAGGTACGACTCCTTTAAATCTTTGTGTATACAAAACATCAGCTTTTGTTATGCAAAGTTTCTCAGATTTAACTATTTCTTCAAATTTTTCATTAGTAAGATCTACAATTTTATTATTAGTTAATTTTAAAGTAATACCATCTTTACTTCGAGCAATAATTTTGCCTATTTTGGTTTCAGTTGATATATTTAAAGTAATAATTGTATTTGGATACAAACTATTAGCATCATACGTCACAACATCATCATATAAACCTTTTACTGGTTCATAAACAAAACCACCAGCAAAATCTTGTTTCACATTATCCACGTTAAATGTAGGAATTATCATGTTTTGTGATAATGCTTGATGTGCAACAGCACCAGTAATCATTGAAACTTTACCCATTGATTTTTGAAATGGAATAAATCCACGATATGCAAGATTTCTAATGAGTTGCAAGTATTTTAACTTGTTTTCAAGCATTACCAGCAAGCGTACGTCTTGAATATTGTAATCTGTAAACTTAAACCAATCAGTATCAGCAAGAGTTGATAATGATGTGCTACCAATAGCTATTTTAGACTCACCTAATTCATATTCTGATATATAATTTAAAGACATTGACTCTCTTTTTCCACCACAAAGAGTTTCATAGAGATCCATATAATCGATAATACTGACACCCGCAACGTGCCATCTGTCAAGTTCTCTACCTAATTTGTTAATAGATGCTTTTTCTTGTAACCAAAGCTTGTTAACTGGTGATAATTTTTCTTTATAATCATCTTCAAATATTTTCGACAATCTATTCATGATGTATGGTATATCATACCCATGAACGTTCCATCCGGTAACAATATCAGGTGGGTCGTTTCTCCAAAAATTAACAAAACTCTTTAACAAATCTCTTTCATCTTTACATTTAATATAAGTTACGTCTTCTTCTAATGTGGAATAATTTTTACAACCCCAAGTATAATACTGTTTTGATAAAGAATCATAAACCGTTATAAGGTTTACAGGATCACTAGCTATTTCTGGTGATGCAAAGTGATCAGTTGCATAAGTTTCAATATCAAGATAAAAAATTTTGAGTGGTTGTGTTCCAAATCCCGGCTTATCAATATCATCTTTAAAAGTTTCAAGTAAAAATTGCTGTTGAATTTCAAGATTGTAAAATAATCTCGTAATTGGTGTCGTTTCAACGTAAGATTTTCTAGCTTTTTGATTTTTAAATATTAACTTTTTAAGGGGAGTTTTAAAAACAGATGTAGCATCTGTACCGTGCTCAGATTCAATGTATAAATATGGCTCATAACTAGTAACACGAGTAATTCTGTTACCATCATCATCCCAAGTCCACAGGTGCATAGCACCATTTCGGGAATCATAATAAACGTTTCTATACGCCATATACTTATTATGGCATAAATTTACAAATGGTCAAGAATCTTGATCTGGATTGTTTAATATAAGTTTTGGAGCCATTTTTTTTCTTTCTTTTGAACCCCATTCGGTAAAATACATTGCTTCATATTCGTCTAAATGGTCTTCTAACCACAATCCTTCAGTGAATTTTCTGGCTTTTTCTGATAATCTCATATATCGGCTATGATCAGATGTTATATACTCAAGCTGTTGAATTAAATCATCACCAGTTTTGAATTTAAATTCAGCTTCTTCGTATGTACAAAGGTCTTGATATACTCCCGGCATACCTAAACCACCAGCTTCTATCATTTTAATATTAGATTTTGATTTATTAAAAACATTATCAATCAATGGTGCAAAAGATACGTTACAATTTGTATCATAAAGACCTTTTGGATAATCATGAAGGGGTGACCAATCGATATATTCCATATCGCCGTTATCAATATATGGTTTTAGTACCAATGGGAAACAACCTTTCCATACAAATTTAAATTTTTTACGTGCTTTTATAATTGCATCGGTAACGTGTTTAAAATCATCATTCAATCCAGTGCGATTTAACACATCAACATGTGTTCCTGATCCAGAATACAATATTCTAGGACGTTTTTTGTTTTCGTCGTACAATCTTTCAATTCTTTCTTTCTCATAAAAACGATCTAACCAGAATTTAGGAGGATAATTTGGAATAACTGTTATGTTTTTATTACCTGTTTTATCTTGATAATATTCTTTCATGTATTTACAAGTAACAGTCATCTCATCCATTGTTTGCATGATCTCTAAAATACTATCGGTGATATTTTGATCAACAAAAGCATCTTTACAACGATTGTAATCAGGAATATCATCTTTGAAGACGATATCATCGACTTCATAAATTAATCTATATTTAAAATGACTCTGCGCTTTTTTTAATTCTTTAATAAAATCTCTTTGAATGGGTGTCGCTTGACGTTGCATTCTTATAGCTTTAATGCCACCATAAAATCTTAAATCTAAAATCATTTGAGTAAGACCTGACATACATGCTTTAGTGTAAGCATTCATAAGAAACTCAGGCCAAACCATTCTCCAAAACCCACAACCACCATAATCGGCATAGTAATTGATGGCTCGTGGTAAATTTGCTTCTGGCATTTCCAATTTAGGTGGATCTGGTAATTTTACGGGGTGCATACCAGCATAACTGTAGGTGGGCATACCTATTGGCATTGCTGCTGGTGGGTTTGGTATATTAGTTCTAACTGGATTGTATTGAAATACAACGTTATTACCATTATTTTCTTTTATTTTTAATGCCATATTTAAATTTATAAGTCATGGTGTATTAATCAACTAACTATTGTTGTAACACCATTAAATTTTTCTAATAAAATTATGTTATCGCAATTTGTGATTTCAGATGATTTGTGAGATACAATATAAATTGATTCGTCATATTTTGCAACCTTATCTTTAAGTATTTCAAGAATTTTATCTGTTCCTTTTGCGTCTAAAGCGCAATCAAAAAGTTCATCATATATATTCAAAGAAAAAGATATACCAGAATGACACCTCAATACGTCTTGAAATGTAAAAAGTATAGCGGTATCAATTCTTTTACGTTCTCCACCACTAAAATTAAAATATGAACATTCTTTATTTTGTTCATTATAAATTGTTTCTTCAAACGTTTCATCAAACACACATTTACAGGGCGCATCAAGCGTCTGTAAATAATAGTTAAGTCTTGTATTAAGAATATTGATGATTTTTTTTACAATGTATTTTTTGACTCCATCCTCAGACATAATAAACTTGACGGTATCAAGTATTGCCATGTCTTTTTTAATGTTTTTAAGCTTTTCTTCATTAATTTGTATTTCTTTTTTTACATTATCTATGTTTACTTTAGTTGATGATTTTTCTTTATTAATTTCAACAATAAATTGTTTGAAATTTTTAATGTCATGTTCACATTTAGAAATTTTATGATCATTATCTTTAATGTCTAATTTAATTTGAATTAAATTTTTAATTTTTTTGTTAATCTTATCAATACCATCTTCTATTTTTTCTATTTTGTTTGCCCAAGAATTTTTTTGTTCATTAACGGTCGATTCTTCATTAGAAAATTTTATAATATCATTTTCAATATCTGTTAATCTTTTATTAACAGATTCAATATCGTCTTTGCAATATTCTCTATTGCAAGTTGGGCATGTATTACCTTTATCTTTTATTTTTTGTTTTTCTTTTTTAAGTTGATTGATTTCAGCAGATATGTTTGAACTTTTTAATATAGTATCTGTTTTGTTTTTAGAAAAAGTTTTGATTCCTTCCTTTAAAAGAAAAATTTGTTCTTCTAATTTTTTAATATCGTTATTACACTCATCCACGGATGGAAATTTTTTATCTTTACATTCTTTAATTGTCTTTTCATTTGATTTAATATTGTAATTCCAATTATCAATTTTTTCTTGTTTCTTTTTATCTTCGTTTGCTAATTGAATTTCAAATGTATTTAAATCTCTTTGAAGATTAATAAAAATATTACTAATAATATCATTTTCTTTTTTTGTATCATTGTAATCACTTCTAGTTTTTAATAAAATTTCACTAAAAATGTTTAATTGAAGTATTCCTTCAATAAATTTTCTTTTTTCTGTCTTTTTTTGCGCCATAAACGGAATGGTGTTATTTGCAGACATAATAACTGCATTGTTAAACACTTCTTCGTTAGCACCTATAAGAGTTTTGATAAATTCATCGTTTTTAGGTAAAGTTGATAATGTAATATCCTGATCATTACATAAAATTTCTATTTTTGTTGGATCTAAAGTTCTTGTTATTTTATATTTGGTTGTTAAAGAATCTTTTACAGTAAATTCTAAAATAGCCTGACATTCTTCTTTATTTTTGTTATGTTGTATCTTATCTTTTTTTAATTCTCTAATTGTGTTTCCAAATAAACACCAAAAAATTGCATCTGCTATTGTACTTTTACCAATTCCATTTTTACCACCCTTATCTTTATTTTCTCCTGTGATTACAGTAATACCTTTGGCAAAATCAATTTTAATTGGATTGTTTCCAATGGAAAGGAAATTTTTTATCTTTATAGAGTTAAAGATTACATTCTTCACCCTGATATATTAAATCAATATCCAGAATAATCAAATGTTTTATTTAAATTTATTGTTTTGTGGCAATAATATTATATTCTTCTTTTATGATGGAATATCCTAAGTTTAATAATTTCATTAAACAATTATGTAAATTTATGCCACCCCAAGAAAGAGTTCCATCCGAATGAATAAATTCAAACATCAATATTTTAATATCAATTTTAGAAAAATCTATTGAATTGATTATTTGAACATCTAAGCCTTCAGTGTCTATATAAAATCTATCAATTACAGATAAGTTCAATTCTTCAAATAATTTATTTATATTAACTGCTTTTACTTTTTGTTTTATAAGATTGTTATGATTGTGTTGGTGTAAATGTGATTCAAATACTGATACATGACTTGATGTTAATTCGTTAGCGGGTAATACAATATCAATATATTCAACATCTGTAGGTGTAATTGCATAATTTAAAAAATTAACATTATCAACGTTTGCATAGTTATTTTTACATTCATTTAAAGAATATATATTAGCATCTATTAAATATAATTTTTCTATATTATTAGAATTTTCAGTTATAAAATGATAAACATGATCATTTCCAGTATGACAGCCTATTTGTAATATTTTCATAATATATAAGAATTTTTAAAAAATGGTTCGCTAGGATAAACACCATCAATTGGCGTGTTTCTTAATTGATATTTATTGGGTTGGTAGCAAATTTCTTTATCATAAATACATGCTGTTGAACAGAATGATGAGTTTGATGATATTATGTTTTTTGAAAAATGTAAACAAGCCCAATCTATGTAATATTCATTTTGAATAAGTTCTATATTAAACGAACTATCAATATTTTTAATAATATCTATTAATTTTAAACATTCAAAACTATCATCAGTAAAAACATAAATGTTTTTTATATTTTTATGATTTTTTATCATGTGATGAATGCATTTTTCATAATATTCAAAAGGTAATCTTAAATCATATCCCAAATGACCATTGAAGTCGGTTCCTCTATAATGTATTGATATAGAATTTTTTTCAAAAACTCTACTAAAGTTTTGATTTAAAAAATCAATTATGTCTTTTTTTATTTTTATATCATTAAAAAAAGATTTAGAATATAATGGTGTATTATAAAACCATCCAGTTACAGAAATATTATCCGGTATATCTAATGTTTCGTCATTTAATAAATTTAAAGATTTATTTAAATTTAAACGATCTATTTTTTTAAGTTCTTCTATATCATGAACAAATGATTCTGAAAAATAATTTACTATATTATTATTCCATGTGCTTTTATATTCATCTAATTCAAATATACTACTCAAATTAGTATCTGTGCAAATGTTTAATTTATAATTTCTTTTTTTGCTGAAATTATGACAAAACATTAAATGGCATAAATGATTACCAAATGATTGATTTGCTCCAACTGATTTTAAATACTCAGAATTGGTAAAAATGTTTTTTAGTGCCATTCTACGATTTCTTGGTTTTTTTCTTTAAAACTATTGATTATATTTTGCCTTTTATTTTCATCTTGTTGATTGTGAACATGAAATTCACAATATATCTTTTTAAAGATTATATTATTTTCTAAAATTTGTTTTAATACCGCATATTCAACACCCTCTGCGTCAAATTTTAAAATACACTCTTCGGTATTGATTTTAAAATCATTAATAATATCAATAATTGTAGTCGTTTCAATATTATAATGATTATATTTGTCTATTTTAATATTAAAGCGTCCCAAACTATCAGTTAAGAATTTTTCACCCATTATTGTCGCTCCAATATCTTTAATTTTATCGTTTCTAGTTATTAGAGTTGTTGTTTTTACTTCAGTATCTACTGCTTTTTTGATTAAAAATGAATTTTCTATGCTTTTAATATCTCTTTCCAAGTCTATCCAACATTCTGGATTAGCTTCTACGAATATTTTAACATCTTCATCGTTAATTGTTTCCTGTGTCTTTAACAATTTAAAACCATCTAAATTATTACACCCTATATCTAAAATAGTTTTCATTTATTTTTTATAATCTTGACTATATTAACACAAGTGGCTTCTAATGTAAAGTATTTGGGATAAAAGTTCTTAATATTGTCAATTATTTTGTTGTATTTTTCATCACTGATTGACTTTAATATAGAATCTATATGTGGAATATCATTTGCTTCTATTAAAACCGATATATCTTCCCAATTTATATCATCTTTAAATGGTATATGCGGTGTTTTATTGTAAATGTATACTGGTACTGAATTTAATTGCATTGCTTCATACATCCTAAAGCTAGATGCGCCATATCCTCTTGGACATAAAGTAAATTTGCTTCTACTTGTAATATCTAAAAACAAATCCTGTCTGTTTTCGTTTATTTCTGGTGACCAATGTTTGGGTTTTAACACATAATCTTTATTATCAACCAATGTATGAAGCATTTGCATCCTTATTTGATGTCCAATAGCAGCATTTCCCGGCATGTTTTGATTAACGCTTCCTACAAAACTACAAAATATATTTTTTTGTGTATTTTTAATATTTTTTATAGGAGAAGATATAAGAGGTATTGGAATGGTATCAGGTTGATTGCCACCCGCTGAAAAATTTATTGTTTGTGGTGGTAATTTGTGTGCAGGTGCATCATCATGTTGCGAAACTGTAAAATATTTTTTATTCAAATCAAGGTTATTTAAAACTTGTTGTAAACTGTTAGATAAATCTGGTCTTTGATTGTATATATGAGTCCATTTGATTGGTAGAAAATTCCACCCAGTAGAATCTATTTTATTTTTATTGTTTAAATAATAATTTATGAAATAAGATTCCAAATCATATCCTTCGTGATATGGTGGATATGGTGGATTTACTAAACTTTCGTTGTGATATTTTTCATTAATCATTTTTATGTTTAAAATTGTTTTTAATTAAATTTTTTTAAAAAAGAATTTATTGTATCTCTATAATAATTTGAATTAAAAATGTAATAAGGATAAGATTCGTCTAATGGTATGTCAAACGTATTTTTATCGGTATTAATTTCATATGTTGCTTTTTTACCTGTTATTTCTTCAATTAATTTAATTAATTCGCTTACTTTTATGTTTAAAGGATTAGCAATGTTAATAACTTTATTAGATGCGACTAAATACATTAAAATAATTTTTTTAAAAACATTAATATCAATTAAATTTCTTTCATAATTTGAATATAATACAAAGCTATATTCAGAAAAAACATTTGAACATAATTTATAAAGAAGATTGTTTTTATTCCCACCATGTCCGATGATTTGTGAAACTCTAAATATAATCCAATCTTTACAATTAAGTTTAATTGTTTCTTCCATGTTTAATTTGTGTTTTAAATATAAAGAATTTTGTTTTGATGAATCATAAACATCACATGTGCTAAAGTATATAATTTTTTTAAAATTATTTTCTTTTATTGTTTGTAATAATAAATTTTTTTCTCTTGTAAATTCCTTTGTATCTGTTGATAGTGAGTTTGAAACACCACTTCCAAAAAAAATAAAATTATTGTTATCTATTTCTTTTAAACTGTTAGCAATAAGACCATTACCAATAATCATATATTTTTTTTAAATTGATCTAATGTTAATTTTATTAACTTGATTTTTTTTTCAACGCCTACTGCAAAATTAGCATGTAATAATACAATATCGTTTGGAATGTTAATTTTATCTTCGCCTTCATATCGAACACCATTAAATCCGTAATTAAAAATTTTATGTGAAAACAATTTAATGTTTAAATTATAATTTTTTATTCTTAATAATACATTTGCCGCATCTTGATCGTGTTTAAAATTATCTAGTTTATCATATAAATCTTTAAAGAAAAATTTTGTTTTATCTGATACTTTACAACAAAATATTCCCATACATGCCGTTCCAACGTCTGATTGAAATATTATATCAGAATTTCCCATTTCTGTTAAAAATAAATCTTTGTATGGTTTAATAAAAATTACATCAGGATCGGTAAAAATGAAAATATCATTATTTTTTAATTCATCAAAAGCATTGTTTATAAATTCAACTTTTTTTTTCATTGATTTGTCGAATCCTTCTGATTCATATTCTGCCGATTTACATTCTTGTGGAATATATCTTATTATTAAATCTATTGAAGAATCAAATGGAAAAGAATTTAAAAAATATTTTAAAAATATTTTATGACTATCACTAAAAAACGTGTAATGTTTTATTTTCATATCACTTTAAGTAATTTTTTTTCTAATTCTTCTTCATTAAGAAGTGGGTTTAAAAACATACCATATGGTTGTCTTTTTACAAGATTCTCGTATATAAATTTTTTCCAATTTTTAGAATATGGTGATTTTTCCCATAATTTTGTATTATGTAAAGCTTCTGGTGAAAATTCGTTCCATTTTAAATCATGTTTTTCATGACAAAGATAAACATCTTTATTTCCTATAAAAGATTTACTTTTATTGTACATTTCTAATGAAAACGCAACATCCCATAAATGTTCAGCATATACATAATCGTTAAAATTTTGTTTATTTTCTAACCACCATGTTTTTTTAACGGCCCAAGCATCAAACCCTGCTATTTCTATTCTAAATGGTACAATATTGTTAATATTTTCTATTGGATAACAATCATGTCTTGAAAAAAAATAAGTTTCATATTCACCTTTTAAAATGAGTTTTATTGTTTTTTCTGCTAATAAAATGTCGCTGTTTAAAAAGATAAAATAATCACAACTAGTATCGGCTAATATATCAAAAAAATCTTTAGCTATTGGTTTTTCAGAAGTAGAATTTTGAATAATATCTTTGCATTTTCTTTTTAAAAAAGGAAGATGTTTAAACCCACAAGTTTTATTTGTTTGATCTATATATGTTATATTGTATAAATTTATCTCATTGTATTTACGAGTTAATGCGTTTAAAACTTCAATACATTGATTTTGACGTTTATAAGATTGAAAAATATTAATTCCGATTGATATTTTCACGGCTTTATTGTTTTTAGTTTGTTTAAAAGTTCTTTTTCTGTTGGTTCGGGTATTTGATTTACAGTTAATCCGTGTTTTTTAAAAAAAAGTTTCCATTGGTTATTAATTGTTTCTTGTCTTGAACCATCTGGACGTTCGGTTTGTAATCGACTTGTTGCGTCTGGATTGTTTTCTATATATTCATCTGAATTTTTAATATCAGCAAACCACCAAAACAAAGAAGAATAATCTTGTTGAGATTCTCTATAAGCCATATCAATATCAAAAGGATCTCTAAATTGAGTATCATATAATCCATTTTTAAGAAAACAAGAATGATGGTGATATGTAAATTCATTACACATGTTTTTATAAAAAGATACACCAATATCTTTTGAATAATTTACAGACAATTTTGGTGTTCTTTTATAAGGTGAACCCGAATCCCAAGACATACTAACATATGAAAAATATTTAATTCCTGATATTTTTGAAGTTTCTATATACTTTTTAAATATATTAGAATTTTTAATAATCATATCATCTTCTATGATGAAAATATGTTCGCATTCTCTATTTAGAAGAAAATTAATGGCATCATTTCGACATACGGCTGGATAATAATTTTGATTATGTTGTATCCAATGACAAGCGTATTTTCCCTCATATTGATTTCCACCATTAACAACAACTAATTCTTCAATATTTGAAAGCGGAAGCGATTCATATAAAGCTTTAAAATATTTTTCTGAATTATAAGTTGTTATACCAACGCCAATTTTATTTGTGTTCATTATAAATCTTTTTTAAACTTTCAATTACTTCTTTTTCGGATGCTATTGTTTCGGGTCTTCCATAACCCTGAACAACAGAAAATTTATTTTTACTTAAAAAATAATCTAATGCTCTGACAAAATTTTTCATATAATCATCTTGTGATCTTATTTTACTTTGATCATGATTTTTAACAATATCTTGTATGTAAAGCGTTGAATTTTCAATGTCAGCAAACCATCTAAACGGAGGATGATATCCTGCTTTTATTATTTGGTATGTATGATCTACGTGCTCAAGTGCATTGTAAAAATATTCATCCATGTATCCACATTTATCAATAACATCATAATGATAATAACTAAAAGCACCTAATACGTTAGAAAATAGACTTATTCTTATTTTATTTGGATAATTTATAGTTGTTTGTATAACGGGGCGACCAAGATGATCCAAATTATGATTACCATGTAAACCAAAATTAAAATGTTTAATTCCCGTTTCATTTGAAGCTTTAATATATGCATTAAAAACATTATTATCTTTTATAATAATGTCATCTTCCATTAAAAAAATGTGTTCACATTCACAATCCATCAAATATCGCAATGCTTTATTTTTAGCAACAGCTACACCCTCTTTTCCATTGGTTTTAATGTAACGTATGGAATTTTCTTCCGAATCTATTAAATCTTTTATAGACGTATTACCATCATCAACAACTACAAAACATTTATCATTGATAGTTTTTATCGAAGAGTAGCATTTTTTGAAAAAATCTGGTCTATCACATGTTATTAAACCAAGTCCTATTTTATTTTTTTGCATAATTTTTCTGTATATTTTCTAAAGATGCCATTAATTCCTCGTTGGATACTGGTTTTGGATCATTTTGAGTGGGTATGTATTGATATTTGCTTAAGAAATAAGCATATGCCATATTAACACTTTGATCTGCATTATCTATTTCTTTATAATTTGGTTTTGTTATGTTTGATTCCGATTTAACTAAACCTTCTTTTATAATTGGAATATAACCAACGGGTGGAAATACTTTTTTATCTATCATTCTTTTGATATAATCTAAAACATCAAGATCTTTTGTATTAAAAAATCTTTCATCAAAAAATCCTATATTTGAAACTATACCATTAAACAAATATATAAAATCACTGTTAATTTTATTACTAAGATTTAATGTAATATTATGTTCATCATCTTCAATTGAAAGAGTTGTTTTTTCTGGTCCGAGAAAACACCAAGTTCCAAACACTTCTGCGTTTTTTATTATTTTGCTAAAAATTTCAGAATCGGTTAAACTGTGATTTGAATTAATTAAAAAATAATGTTTTAAACCTTTTATTCTAAAATAATTAATTGCCCAATTTCTTAAAGTTGCAAATGGTATAGTCGAGCTAAATTGTTTTTTATCACAATCAGGGAGTTTATTACTAGTATTTGAGATTACGATTATGTTTTCAATTTCATTTGGAATTGATTTATAACATAAATCAAGGTCATTTTGACTATAAACGTCTATAATTGCTATTCCTATATCTTTCATATTAAAGAATTATACATCTCTTTTATATATTCTACAACTTCTTTTTTATTTTCTATATCCAATGTTTCAATGTATTCATCAATGCTTTTGAGTAAATTAGAACTATCAAGTTCCGCATCTTGGCGTGTTTCTATGCTTGTTTTTTCGGCATCATAATCTATTCTTAATGTTTTAGGGCTAAATGATGCTACTTTAGCTGCGTATGAATTTATTTCATCTTCTTCAATATCATTATCGATAACAATACTAACAAAATTGTTTTTAACTATATTCTCATCTATATCTTTTTTTATAGATAATTTATAATGTTTGGGTGAAATATCATTTTCTATAAATTGAAAAGTATTGTTTAATATGTCAAAAATATAAATTCCTCTGATATCATGTATATCGCCAAAATTGTGTTGATATGGACTTCCTAAGTATGTAATTGATTTATTATTTTCATAATTTCTGTTATCTTTTTTGTGGAAATGACCCGAAATTATACAATCACCAATATCAAACATATTTTTATATGAATGTCCGTGTTCACACACTTTATATGTGTTCATATAAAAAGAAGATATTTCAAAATGACCAAATATTATATCACAATGAGGAACTTTTGTAATATCATATCCCCATGGAACAAGTCCTATTGTTTTATTATAGTTAGTTTTAAGAATTAAAAGTTGATTATCAATTATTTTAATATTATTCCAACCGTCCAGTAGCGTAATTGAATTGATATCACTAGAATCTTTTTTAAAACAATCGTGATTTCCTGTTGAAATATAAATGTTAAAATCTTTAAAATACTCAAAAAATTGTTTAGCAACTGTTAAAGTTTCAACTGAAATTTGACTTCTATTGTGAAATATATCACCGGGGATAATAATTTCGGTAATATTGTTTTCCTGATATAAATTTGAAGCCCATTTAGCAAAATCTAAAGAAATTTTATGAAAAATAGAACTATCTTGTCCTATGCCAAGATGAATATCTGAAAAACAACCTATTTTTTGACTTGCTATTATGTTACAAGACTCTGGCATTAATCTAATGTATCATATAATTTACATTTATCAATCATAATCTCGCATTCTTTCTTTCATGATGCTAATATTATTGTTTTTATGTAAATTTCCAGAACATTCTGACATAAACATAAGTTCTCTTGAGTATTTTTCATGTGTTTCATGTACATGTTTTTCTTTTTTAATTCTATTTCTAAAAGCATTGAAAGCAATTCGAGTAAAATATGAAAATGGATTAGTTCCTTTATCTCTATTATATTTTTTGGCAATTAAAGCTTTCATCATACGTATGACACCATCCCCAACCATCTCTTCTCTGTAACTGTAATTAATAAAATTTGGAGCATAACTTAATTTATGTGATATTTTACTTACCATTAAAGCTAAATTATCAGACATTTTACCAGTGTCATAATAATTCATAATTTCTTGATCAAATTCAGCAGGTTGAACATAAAATTTTGCTTTGTCACCCGTTGTTTTTCTGCCTCTTTTTTTAGGTTTATCTTCTTCTGATGTTACATTTTTATCTTTTTCAATGTCTTCGGTAACATCATTATCATCATCATCATCATCATCATGATCATCATCATCATGATTAATATCATCGTCATCATCTGTAATTGGTTCATATCGATCATCAAAATTATTAAACGACAAATCATCATCCTCATCATCAAAAACGGGTTCTATGTTGTTATCAAGAAGTTTTTTTCTTTTGTTATATTTTCGTTGTGCTATATATGTATTTTTCTGTTTCATAAAGTTTTATCCGTTCTTTTGCGTGAGTTTTTCCATATTTTGTATTGTCAGCAATATCAAAAATAATAGCCATTGATTTTGTTGGGTGTAAACGTAATGCCCGTCCTATTGATTGCATAATTTTAATTTTAGCTTTTCCCGCCGAAGCAAAAATAATATTATGTAAATTTGGAATATTAATACCTGTGCTAAATATTTTTGAAACGGCAACTGCAATTATATCATTTCGTTCTTCCATTAATTTTCTAATTTTTTCTCGTTCTTCGATTTCGGTTGATCCTCTTATAAAATAAATTGGACGTTTATCTTCACATATTTCTTTTAATGCAATTTCAATATTTATCCCATGATCTATTCTATCGACCATAATAATGGTATTATTATCTAATTTAGATGCAAGTTTAGCTATTATGTTGTTTCTTCTGTCATTATTTATTAAATATTCTATTTCATTATTATATGCTTCTGCTGGTTTTGTTACATTTTTTGTAAAATTTGGTATATTACTATGTTCTATATCAAGAACCATTATTTTAAAATTAGAAACGTAATTTTTTTCTCTAAGATCTTGTGTTTTTTCCTCATATATTACTGGTCCGATTTTACCAATAATATTCCACTGGTCTATTAAAGACGATGGCATAGTTCCCGTAAATCCAAATTTATAATCAGTATTTATAAGTTGAAATATTTTATTAATTTCATTACCTTTACGTAAACCATGGGTTTCGTCTATAAGAAGAATATCAACTTTATCTAAAATCGATAAATCAGTTTTATCGCTTAATAATATTTGAGTTCCAGCTACAATTGTAGTTGCATCTGGTGTTGGTATATTGTTACCCGACCATTTTGTAACTTTTTCCACTCCATAATCTTCAAAATCTTGTGCTGTTTGTGTAACTAATTGTAATGACGGCACAACAACTAACGCTAAAGCATCAGGTTTGTTCATATTCAACCTTAAGCTTTCAATAACACCAGCCATTATAAGAGTTTTACCACCAGCAGTTGGAATAATAATCACACCTCTACCTTTTTTTATAGCTTTTTTGATAGATTTGTCTTGATGATCACGATAAACCATACAATATTTTTTAATAATTGGATCGTCAAATCCATTTTTAAATTTGTTTTTTAAATTAAAATCTATTTCATATGATAATTGTTCAGAATCTAAATATGCTGTTATATTTTCAAGCAACCCAAGATCAAATCTACCTGATGGTGTAATTGCATATAATCTAGCTGGTGTGAATTTATTACCTCTCCCATACGCTGGATTTGCGATAGAAAATTTATTTCTAATAAAATTTAAAACACCAGAATCGGTTTTAATTTCGCCTTGTTTATCATTTAATAAATTTAAATTAATCATGTTGTTTCCATTACCATTAATTTGGTAGCATTGCTTATATCGTAAGTTGTTGAACTGAATATTTTTTCAACTTTTTCAAGATATTCGATTATAATATCTATATCTTTTAATTCTTCGTCAATTTTTTTAATTATATCTGAAGATTCTACTTTTTGTTTTATAGAAACTTTTGGAATACCAGTTGGTATGTTATCAACCGATAATTTTGCTAAAACTTGTTCTTTTAGTTCTTTCTTTTTTCTTTCTAAACCAAGTTTATGTCTTTTTTGTTCCATTAGCCGAGAAACCCATTTATGTTTAACAGCAGGGAGCATTAATTGCCTATCAAGAATATTGATTTGGTCAATTTTTGTATCTTCTTTGATTTCTTCGAAATATTTATTAAACAATTCCATAAATTATTTATAAGTACTTGTAATATAACATATGTTTAATAAATTTCAAGTGTTAGTTAATCAATTATTATCAGAAGATAATAGCGCAGGTGCCGTATTTGGAAACGCAACGGCAGATCCTAATAATAATATTGTAACAACTGATGATATAAAAACAACAATGGCTATTGCTGGTGGTACTAAAAAAACTAAAAAAAAGAAAAGATTTTTTCCAGTTGCAAAAAGAAAATTACCAGAAACCGTTATAATTAAACGTTAATGGATACTGGACATTGGATTTTAAAAGAAGGTGTTAGTATTACCGATAAATCTTTTGGATTTATATATGAAATAACAAATACAATATCTAATAAAAAATATATCGGTAAAAAACAATGTTCATCTCGTGTTAAACGTAAACCTTTAAAAGGTAAAACCAGAAATAGAATTGATTTTAAAGAATCGGATTGGAAAACATATACAAGTTCATCAAATGAACTTATAAAAGACATTCAAAAATACGGAAAAGATAAATTTGAATTTAAAATATTAAAAGTATGTGATTCTAAATGGGCTTTAGCGTATTTTGAAGCTAAAGAACAAATGGAAAAGGATGTTTTATTTAGAGAAGATTACTATAATGGCATTTTAAACATGAGAATAGGTAAAGCACCTAAAGAAGAACTAAAGAAATTTAACAATAATAAGGTAATTATATAGATTATGAGCCACTGTATTTATTGCAATTCTACCACATACGGTAAACCATGCATTTTTTCTCCACAAAACGTTCATGTTCATTTTGGAGAACCAAATAAATGTATTTATTGTGGCTCAAAAGTACTAGGCGGTGGGTGTTTATTTAATCCTTTTGGTAAAAATCATATTAGAGGGCCAGAATATCTTGCCAACGTCAAAGAACAAGTTGAAAAATCAGTAATTTTAAATTATCTTTATGAAAATATTAGTAGAGATTCTTTTAATGGTCATTTAACACCTCTTAGTCGTTTTTACAGACGTTTGCGTGATATTGTTAGTAGTGCAAGTCAACCTCTACTTGAGGCTTTGAACCTTCAATGTAAACCAACATACGCTAATTTGTCAAAAGAACATAATATTAAAGCATTTGAAGTAAAAGAAAGACTTGTTGAGCAATACAAACAAATTAACAATACTTTAAAACATGCAAATTTGTCATTTCCACAAGAATTGGTTGAAGAAATTTTAATAGATGCTATAATTTCAGCTAGTGAAGAGAAAGCATAAACAGTATTTTATATACTATTTAAAAGAAAACATTTTTATTTTTGATGTATTCGATTATATCGAAGAGTTAGCGGCAGATTATGTTGATTACTGCTTTGAATGGAAAATGGTAAAAGATAATTTTGTTTCCGAAAAAAATATAACTATTAAAGAATACGTTGAATCTTGTGCAGATGATACCGTATTAAGTATAGATTTTTTTAAAAATAAAACAAATTCAAAATTTTTATGTTATTTTAAACCTAAAAAAGAATTAAATCTTTGGTCAAATTATTTTAAAAATCCTAATAAATTTATTAAAAAAAGCAAAAATATATTAAAATGTAAATTACTCAATTTTAAAGAAGTACCAGAAGAATTAAATTTGTTTCAAAATATAAAAGGACGATTTAATAACATTCCATGTATTTTACCTACAGGAGAAGATGAAGATTTTTTACTTAAAAATTTAAAAAAAATGAAATAGCTCTCTTGACAAAACAATACTACATCGGTATAATATCAATGTGCGGTTTTTATAAGATATTATAATATTTTTAATACAATAAAATTAAAATAATACCTTTTTATATTAAATTTATAATTGAATTAAACCTACATATAATATATTCATTGAAAAATTTAATTTTTGTTGTTATAATTGACACATGAACACAATGGTCATAGGTGATGTGCATAATCACATTAAAGCTGCTGAAGAATTAGCGTCTCGCTATGAAAAATCACACAAAATAATTTTTGTTGGTGATTATTTTGATGATTTTTACGATACTCCCGATATAGCCGCCGCTACTGCTATGTGGTTAAAAGAATCTTTACATAAACCAAACAGAATTCATTTGTATGGTAATCACGATCTTCATTATTCACCATTCTGTGAAGTTAATGGTAAAAAACTTTATATGTGTTCTGGATATGAGCCTATAAAAGATGAAAGTGTAAAAAAAATTTTAAACTCAGATGATTGGATTAAAATGAAACTTTATCATTTTGAAAGTGGAATTCATTTTACTCATGCGGGTATTGCAAAAGAATTTTTTGAACATCCTATTAACGGCTTAACCAATGAAACTATTTTTGAAACTATAAAAAAAACCGAAACAAATTTTTATAACAGAGAACAATCAGATGTTATCGGTGGTGCGGGGTATTGTAGGGGTGGTACTAATCCAGTTGGTGGTATTACTTGGAATGATCACAATATGGAAGCAAACCCAATACGAAACATTACACAAGTTTACGGGCATACGCCAGTGAACAATATTGATATTTTGGAAGATAACAATGGTACTAATGTATGTATTGATTGTGGATTATCAGAAATATTAGAAATTGATGTTGATGGTAATTTTAGTATCGTAGAAACAGAATTTGACAATTTCTATGATCCATATAAGAATATTAATAACAAATGGGGATAAATATGAAAATGAATAGTACAATATTTTTTATTATAATTGGATCTTTGTTAATAGCTGGCTGTGCCGCCATTGAAAAGAAAAAACAAACACCACCTAGCGTATCAACAGAAAAAGTTATTCAATCATTAAATGATACTAAAATCGATCTTGAACAAGCAGGACAAGCTAACACAAAAGTTGCAGCAAATATAGATAAAGCTTTAACACTCGCTGAAAGACTTGATGTTCTTTTGGATCAAATTGAAAAAGAACAACAAAATTTAACAACTAAAAATGTTATTAAACCCATAAAATGAAAAATTTATTACCATTATTATTTTTACTGACAATTAGCACAACAAGTTTTGGACAATTTTGGAAACCAAAAGCAAAACCAAGTCCAACACCTGTTTTGGCTACAAAACCAATTTTGTCATCAAAAAATAACTCTCTACAGGAAGCAAAAGCTGTTATCAAAGAACTTAATAATGAGCTTACCGCTGCAAAAACAACTAATGCTGAGTTAAAAACTAAATTAAATTCAGCTAATAGTAAAGTTAAAGAAGCCGAATTGAACACACAAAAAGTTCAAAAAAATGCAGATTCTTTAAAAGCATGGGGGATAGAACAACAAGATCAAGCATTTCAATGGATGGACAAATATACCAAGACAATTAAAAGATATCATCGTCTTAAAAACGTAGCAGCTGTTGTGGCTGGTCTTTTTGGCGCAATGTTAGGCATGTGGTGCATGAGATTGGTCCCTCCCGTTTACGCAGCATACGCACTTGCATTACCTATTGCGGGTGCTGTATTGGCTTTTGGGACTGTTTGGATGTTTTTCTGATAAGTATTATCAGAAGGACATTCAAAAGTAATGTGGGACAAAATAACAACAATAGGACAATCGTTAGCAGCAATGCTAACACATGATAAAGCACCACCAAATACTCCACCTGAATATGTGGAGGAAATGAAATCAATCAACATTTTAAGAAGTAAAAAGTTTTTTATTGTTTTTACTTCTATATTGATGTTACTTGGGTTTTATAGTGTTAGTGTTTTTATTTTATTTTTAACTGCAACAGTACCTATTATTACAACACCATTTGTAACAATATTCGTTGAAACGATAAAAATATTTGCAATCATTATTTCAGCATATCTTGGATTACAAGCAGCTATTGATTTTAAATATAATAGTTCATCCAATGTTAATTTAAACAGTGAAATTAAATATGCGAAAGAAGAAGTTCAGCAAACCATAATAGAAATATATGCTGAAAAGTATAAAGATGATCCATCTTATGCTCCATTAAAATGGGTGGAGGAACAACCACATGAATAATTGGCCTAAACAAAATTTCACTTCAATGACCGCTTTTTATGGTTCAGTTGGAGAAAACATGACACAAATACAACTCCCTTATGAAATGTATTTGGCGTGGGATGAAAAAGCTAAAGTTAAAAAAATATCTTGTAATAAAAAATGTGCAGAGTCTTTACATGCCATTTTTGAACAAACATTAAAAACATATAGTTTAAAAGATATACAAAAATTAAAACTCAACAGTTTTGGGGGTTGTGTTAATGTTAGAAAAATGCGTGGCGGTTCTGCTTGGTCCATTCATTCTTGGGGTGCTGCTGTTGATCTAGATCCTGACAGAAATAGACTTAAATGGGGAAGAGATAAAGCAGTTTTTGCTAAAAAAGAATATGATGCATTTTGGAATATTGTAGAAGATGAAGGTTGGGTTAGTCTAGGAAGAGTTAAAAACTATGATTGGATGCATTTTCAAGCAGCCAATCTTTAATATACAGGAAAAAGAATTGTATCGATAAATTCTCTGGCTTTGGCTGCACCGATATAAGCTGATAGTGCTTTTGAAGTTTTATCATTTTTTCTTTGATTAAAAGAATAATCATTTTGAATGGCTATTGATTTTTTAACATCATTAGGTTCCAAATAGCAACCATTTAAATTTTGATTTTCTACAAAATTAACATATTTCATAAATAAACCAGTAAATTCTTTTATTAAAACTTTTTGATCTAAATTTTTAGGGCTTATACATATAAAATTTTCCGAAAAGAAATTAGCCCATTCGGGTAACTTTCTTTCATTTTCGATATATTTTACTTTTAATTCTTTTAATCTAACAGGTAAAATTAAATTGTTATAAGGACATTTAGTAAAATCACAAAATACACCAGTTACTATATTGTTCAATGCGATTACATCGAAGCCGTATATGGGTATATTTTTAAAATAAGATGGAAAAAATGTGCAATGTAGTACTTCTATTTTGCCATTAATACTTTTAAAGTATTCTAAATGACCATAACGAATTGATGGGTTAAAATAAAAATTATTTTCCCAAATAATATCTTCGTTATTTTCTATCTCACTGCGATATTTAATTTTTTGAAAATATTTATCGGCTATTTCTTTGTGCGAATTATATAATTCTTTAATCATCCCATGATTTTATCTAAAATTTTATTATGATTTTCGTAAACTTTATTTACTTCAAAAATAAATTGATCTTCATCTTCAGGTGAAATAACAAGCATAGATCTAATTTTTGTAATTGTTTCCTTTGTATTGTTATATTTTAAAGAAGAATTGTATTTTATGTGTTTAGAAAGCATTTGACCACCATATACGTCTTTTAACCATTCGACATATACAACAGGAAGAAGCATTAAATCTGATTTTTGACCTAATTCATTCATCCATTCAAAATAATGTAAATCGTTGATTGTAAAAACACAACCATCTTTAGCATATTGCATAAGATCATTATTCATCAAGAATGATCTAATAAGTTCTCCCGATAAATTCAATCTTTGTTCAATATACATGAAAATTGGTAAAAGATTTTGTAGATATAAAAAATATTTTTGATCGGGAAGTTCACCTTTTAGTAAAGATACATGAAAAGAATGATTTTCTGAAGAATCATGCAGGTCTTTTGTTTGATGTTTAAGTTTTTCTTGAAAATTCATACGTATATAAATGTTAATCTATTTTAACAAAATGTCAACTAAATATTAATATGATAAATTTTTTATTAAAAATGTTTTTGTCATTAGAATTTCCAATACGCTTTTTAAAGATAGAAGAGTAAGTAATATAATATGAGTAAATTTTTAGAAATTTGTGAAAAAGTGCAAAAGCATCTTCTTGAGCAAGGTGAAAATATCAATGCTAATGCAGCACCAGCTGACGGAGCTTCCAATGTAGCTCCCGGTCAGCCAATTCCAGATACCGCTGGAGCACCACAAATAGATCCAAACTCTGCAAGTGAAATTAAAGTAGTCACAAACGATCAAATCAAAACATTTGTAGCTGCGATGAAAGATTTTTATCAATCAGGAAACGCCATGAGTGGCGATGCCGTAGATCAAATAAACAAACTTCCATCAACAGCTACAGATGAAGACATTTCAAAAATTGTCGAAGTATTAACACGAATTTTTCAAGAAACAAATCTTCCTAAAGATACATCTCAAACCGATTCTTAATAAATAAGTTGATTTTTTCTAGTTTATTAGTTAATATAATAAACATGAACAATACAAGTTATAACATTCAAAGTCTTTCAAAGAGTGAAGTAAAAAATATTCTTGAATCTTTATTATTTGCAGCATCAGTCGATGTTTGCGCTGATTGGTTTAAAGAAAATTCTATAGAAGCACTTAATATTGCAAAAAAAATAAGGCTTATGTTTCCAGATGTTACATTGGAAAATGTATATGTTTATGATAGTGATGAAAAAGATAAATTTAATGACGAACATACAAACGAAATAATTAAATTTTTCCCAGAAATAAAAAAAGAAAAAATTAAATAATAATTATGAAAATTGCCGTAATTGGAACTCAAAATACAGGAAAATCAACATATATTAATGATTTTTTAAAAAAATGGACAATGTATAAAACCCCCGATACGTCATATCGGGATTTAATTAAAGAAAAAAACCTTCCTCATAGTAAAAACGGAAACGAAGATAGTCAAAAATTAATTATGGATTGTTTAATTGATCAAACAATTGAATACTCTAAACAAGATTATGTTATTTTAGATCGTTGTGTTCTTGATGTATTAGCATATTCAACGTGGCTGTGTTTAAATGATAAAGTATCTGAAAAATTTTTAGACCAACAACGAATATTGGTTAGAGAAACATTAAAATTGTACGATGTTTTGTTTTTTATACCTTTAACTAAGGCTGCAATTGAAATTGAAAACAATGGAACAAGAAATATTGATCCAATTTATAGAGAAGAAATTGACAATATCTTCAAAGCATTTCAAGAATCTTATCACAGAGGAGATGGTAGAATTTTTCCAAAAGATGACACACCAGCGGTGATTGAAATTTTTGGTAGTCCAGAAGAAAGAATAAAATTAACAGAATTTTATGTTAATCAAGATGGTAAAGGATATGGTGAAGATGACAATTTACTTAATCAAGTCATAGGTGCATCTGAACAAGACCTTAAAAATATTGAAAGAGATATGGGGATTATATAATTTTAATAATAATTGTCAAATATTAGCTATAAGTAATAATATGCTTAAGAAATTTGATTCATATTGTGACAATATTATATTAGAAGGTAGAAATTCCGACGATAAAAAGAAATTTAAAGTCAATATTGAAACAGCTAAAAACCATATTAAAGATATTGGTAACAAATATCATCATTATGTTCACGATAAAGGACATTTTGAAGCTTTGTTAGATGAATTAAACCCAAATGACATTTATACTCCTAAAACTTTCATACAACATATTAAAAGTGCAATGAAAGGTAAAGGTAAGGGTCAAATTGCAGATGGATATGCTAAAATATTATATACATTTTTAAATGATCGTGTAAATTCACCATTTGAAGAATATAAAGAAACTGAAGATAAAAACGATAATCAACCTGATGGTGATCATGATAAAGAATTAGAAGATGATGGTGGTTATGATGAAAACTTACCCGATGATTTGGGTATAAATTAACATATTTCTTGCTTTAGATTTTTATTTTGATAAGATTGTAGGGTGAGTAGATTACCTGCAACTTTTGTACTGAATAAATTTTATGCATATTCGCATGAACCCACGTACCGAAAGTACGATGGAACATATAATGCAGGGTGTCCTATTTGTAAAGAAGGTAAGAGTTTAGGTAAAAAGAAAAGATTGTTTTTTTACCCAGATTCAAACACTTTTCATTGTTTTAATTGTTCACAAACATGGTCAGCTTATTCTTGGATTAAAAAAGTTTGTAATGTTACAAAAGAAGAATTAGATTACGAGATAGCCACAAATAGTTTTTCTTTAGATGTTGATAAAAAAATGGATTTTTTATCTATAAAAAAGAAAGAACTTCCCGATTTACCTTATGATTCAATTAATCTCTTTGATGAAATTCAAAAACAATATTATAAAGATAATTCAGATTTTAATAAAGCATTAAGATATATCCAAGAACGAAAATTGGACACGGCTGTTAATAAATCACCTACTTTATTTTTCAGTTTGACTGATTTTCTTCATAAAAATAGGATATGTATACCGTTTTACAACACAAACAAGAAAGTTGTTTTTTATCAAACTCGTTGTTTAGATAATTCTATTCCAAAATATCTTGGAAAACAAGGATACGACAAAACTCTTTTTGGTATTGATAGGATAGATCCTCATATCCCGGCTATTTTTATTTTTGAAGGACCAATAGACGCTATGTTCGTGCGAAATGGCGTATCTGCGGCTGGATTAAATTTAACCGAAACACAAGAAACACAACTTGCATTATTTCCTTTTCATGAAAAAATATGGGTATTAGATAACCCCAAATTTGATGAAACTGCTGAGAAAAAAACAAGAGAATTTGTTCTTGAAAAGAAAAAAGTTTTTAAATGGAAACCAGAAATGTCGTATAAAGATTTTAACGAAATGGCTATGTTTGAAGATTTAAATGAAATCAGTTATAAAGTAATACTTGATAACTTATATTAGTATTGAGTCCAACCCGAAACTTGTTGTTCAGTATCACGAAGTTTTTTAGGAGCAGTAATAATATAGGTATTAAGAATTTCTTTTAATTTTTCAATTTCACCAGCAATACGAGTTATCGAATCTGATGCTTTACGTGTTACACCACGAAGAAGACTTCCAGTGCGATCACCGTCTGCAAGAATTTTATGAAGAGATTCGGTTGATGGATCATTTAAGAAACTAGCAAATTCATCAAGCTTATTTGACCATTCTTTGATACTATTGATAGTTTCTGATGTTACGTCAGGTGATACGCCTTGTGTATCAAATTGTTTTGGATCGGTATCTGGTTCTACTGATTTATCAAAAGATTCTTTATCTCCTTCTGGTGTAAATTCAGAAGGTTCTTTTTGAATAGATTGTTGATCAGCAGCATTATTAGCTACGGGTGCTGGTACAGGAACTTCTTCTTGTTCTTTTAACAAAGAAGATAGAAATCTTGAAACAAAAGGAACGTGCGATTCACCTAATTCCATTTTTGACATGTTTTGGGTTAAAATTCTATTAACTTCTTTTTTAACCTTTACGTCTGTTTTAGGAACAATGGATTTTTTCATATTTTTATTTCGCTTGACTTTATTCTTGCAGTTCATTAGTATATTTACATATATTTACCTTTAATTATGTCAAATCTATCAAGTAATTATCTTTTTGTCATCGCAACTCAACATAATAAACATGATTTTTGGGAAAAATCTCAAATTGCTCTGTATTTGGATAAATCGGGTAATAAAGATAATGCAATAATTGTATATGAAAACAAAAAAGGTCTTCCAGCCTTATATAATTCATTTATTAATAAAGAAAATAAAAACAAAAAAATTATTTTTGTACATGATGATGTGTTAATTGAAGATCTTTTTTTACAAGAAAAACTTGATATTGCTTTTGAAAAATATGATATTGTAGGTTTAGCTGGATCAAAAAAATGCGATCTTTCAAGACCACCAGCATGGCATTTAATGTCAGATCGTCAGTATCACGTTGGAGAAGTAGCACATTCTAAAGATAAAATATCATGGACAACGTGTTTTGGTACTACAAATTCTAGAGCTTTAGTGTTAGATGGTTTATTTATTGCTGTTGATATTTCAAAATTACTAAAAACAAATACAACATTTGATGAAAGATTTAATTTTCATCATTATGATATTACTTTTTGTTTAAGAGCTAATAAAAATAAACTTAAAATGGGTATTTATCCGATTAGAGTTGTACATTATGGGTTAGGTGATAGTATGAATACCAAAGAATGGTATGCGAGTGCTGAATTATTTAAAGAATATTACGTAAAATGAAATATAAAGATAACAATTTATTTGATTTTATAAATTATGTTTTAAAAAATAGTAATAACCATCTTAAAAATTATAAACCTCCAATTTTTCTTATTAATAGATGGTTATCAATGGCAACTCCGTCTTTTGTTAAAATTTTAAATTTAACAACCAATAAATGGTGTACTAATATTAACGATTTTGACATATCAAAGTTTTATCGAACAGTTTTACCAAAATATGGAAAAAAAATTTCATATATAAAGAAAAATATCAAAGAAAAAGAATTGCAAGAAGACGTTAATATGGCATTTATAATGGAATGTTCACAACGTGAAATAGATTCTTTCAATCAAACACTTGCAGAACTTAACATATGTGCTAAATAAATGCACATATGGCAACTATACCAAGACCCAAACAAGAAGATCTCATAGGCGGAAAAGTTCAAATTGAAAATTATCAAAGTCAATCATTTAATCTTGATGGTTGGAAATTAACAAAAGTATTAGATGATATATTAATGTGTCAATATATAGATCTTAACGAGAATGGCACAGAAATTAAAAGAGGTAGCATTTGGGTTCCTATTAATGTTATTAATTTCACTTGGAGGTTAGCAAAAATAATTCTTGCTGGACCTGATTGCAGAACCGTTAAAGAAGGCGATATTGTAGTGTTCCCAAATGATAAAGGCATACAAGTATCTAATCTTAACGGATTAAAAAATATCGTATTTTTAAACGAATCTAGAATTTTTGGTGTTTGTGAATCAGAAGAAACAAATACTGAAATTTAAAAATAATGGCAATTGATAATCCGACTAACAATGGATCTAATGTAACGGATTTTAAAAGATTCTTACAATTAAATGTTGCTGAAGTTGTTTTTGTCAGAAGAAGACGAGCCAAAGATCCATCAGTAACATCCAGAACACGAAGGATGATTTGCACTTTAAATTTTAAAATTCTTAATTCTGAGTTTGGAAAAAGAATTTTAAAATTTAAACCAGCCAGACAAAACGCAGAATATTCAGCCGCAAGTAGAGGATTAATTACAGTTTGGGATATTATTATGCAAAATTGGCGAGATATTAATGTACAGACGGCGGTTATTATTCAAAAACCAATAACAAACGCAATAGCTTTGCCAATGTTAGTTAATAATGAAAATGAACTGGCAACGTTTATAGATTATTACGATAAAAAAATTGCAAAAATGACTGTGGGTGAAAAAAGAAAATTCATGGATAGTTAATATGACAATATACGGCACACCACTAGAAAAAGCTTGCAAACATCTTTTACAAAAAGATATTACAATTTTTATTAAAAATAAAATTTATAAAAAAGGAAAACTTTTACTTTTTTATCAAAGAAATTTTTACATAACATTTGTTATGAATACTGATAAAAAATTAAAAGATAAAGTAGAACTCCCCATACCATATCATGTAGAATCACATGAAGATGAAAATTTAATATATTTTGATTATAGAATTAAAACTTTAGCTAAACACGCACCCGAAATTGAAACAAATTTAATTGTATATCCCAAAAAAATAGCTGGAAATAAGTTTTGGGATAGTATATTATTAATAAATGCAAACTCAAGCGACGAAACTGATATATAGTGTATTTTCTGGTACATATTATGATGTATTAGAAAAAGATATAAAATTATTAGATATTGGACAAATTCCTTTAAAAGCAAAACCATCTAGTAGTTGTAAAAAATGTATAGGGCGTGGTCACATTGGAAGGGATATTAAAACATATGCTTTTGAAATTTGTAATTGTATTAGAAAAAAAATAGATTTTGATTACATTAAAACATTAGTGCCAGAGAATAATGTATAATAATAGCCATTCTACTAATAAGTAGAACTGGATGAAAAATTATACATTTGGTTTTGAAGTACAAACACTTTTAGAACAATTTATCGGTGCTTTTAATGATGTTATTATCAAAAGATATGATCACACAAATACCGTAGTTGGACCCACGAGTGGATTTAAAGTATTGTATGTTTATTCACCAAAACAAAGAGTAGTTGCTTCTTTAACCACACCAGCACCGGGCGGTATGACCGTTCCTGTAATTGCGGTAAGCATTGCTGGTATTTCCAGAGATCAAGCTAGAGTTTTTAATAAAAATGAAGGTTTTGATATACCTTTTCCAAATTATACAAATGATGGACTTTTAACAAAAAAAATATTACAACCCGTTCCCGTGAACATAACCGTGAACATGTCAATTATTACAAGATATCAATTGGATATGGATCAAATATTGACAAATTTTATACCATATTGCGATCCATATATTATCATATCTTGGAAATTACCAGATGGAGATGGTGATCCAACTACACATTTAAACAATGAAATACGTTCAGAGGTTTTATGGAGTGGAAATATAAATTTACAATACCCTGAAAACTTACAACCAACTGCGTCTTTTAGAATAACAGCAGATACAAGTTTTATAATAAAAGGTTGGCTTTTCAAAACATCAAGTGAAACTGTAAAGAAAATATATACTATTAAATCTGATTATTTTGAAACTGATTTTTCAGATAACACAGGAAAATTAATTTTAGACTACGATGCCGTTTTTGGTAATCATAATTTACCTAAACAATAAATATTAAATCATGTATGATTCATTTACAATTTTAGCAAAACCTTCTGTAAGAAATGCTAGTCCAAATCAATTGTATGTTTTTTACAATGAACTTTCATCAACACAAAATTTAGATTTTATAATTAAAGGTGGAACTTTTTTTGAGCTTAGAAATGTTTATGTGAGCGCATCAAATCAATTTATGTTTGATGGAATTACATTTTTTAATCCATTTTCATCAGTTAAAAATTTATCATCAGAAAATGTTGGATTCAGTGGTATTGTTGTTCCTGTATTTTTATTTACTGAAAATTATGTAACTTTTACATTACCACAAACACCAATGACATCTGGATTTTTAGATGTTATAATAGAAAACGAAGCGGGTTATGGTAAATTAACAACAAATACTAAATTACCAGAATTGAAAAGCGGAATTCAGATTAATTCTTACGTACCTCCAACACAAACTCCGTCAAAAACACCCGATTATTCATCAACACCCACTCAAACACCAACTACTACGCCTACACCAACCAAAACACCAACAAGAACTGCTACTAAAACACCCACACAAACGCCCACAAATACACCTACAACCACACAAACTCGTACACAAACACCAACACCAACTAAAACACCCACATCAACTAAAACGCAAACACCTACCAATACTCCAACACAAACAAAGACTCAAACATCAACCCCCACACAAACACCAACAAGAACAGCCACTAAAACACCCACACAAACACCCACCCCCACACAAACCCAAACTCCTACACAAACCCAAACTCCAACACAAACACAAACTCCCACATCCACCCAAACACAGACACCCACCCAAACATCAACTCAAACACCAACACCAACAAATACACGCACCCAAACACCAACACGTACTCAAACTCAAACACCAACTCCAACAAAAACTCAAACCCAAACACCAACTCCAACTCAAACACCCACAAACACTCAAACTCCAACTCAAACTCCAACTCCAACTCAAACTCCAACACAAACACAAACACAAACACAAACACAAACTCCAACACAAACTCCATCTGTTTCCGAAAGCGCAACTCCTACACAAACGCCTACACAAACGCCTACAAACTCACAAACACCTACAAATACGCCAACACCCACACAAACACCCACAAATTCACAAACACCTACAAATACGCCAACGCCGTCACAAACGCCTACAAATTCACAAACACCTACAAATACACCAACGCCAACTAGAACACAGTCAATATTCCCAATATATGATAATATGGTTGCTTATTGGAAATTAGATGATACATCATGGATAGATTCAACAGGAAATAATTATAATTTATCATCCGGTGGTTCTGTTTATAATACAAACGGGTTGATTAACCAAGCTGCTATATTTAATTCCAGCGGTAGAGATAGTTATTTGTATAATAACTCTATAGGAATAAATGGTGATTTTACAATTTCGTCATGGGTTAAATATTTCCAATATTCACCAGTAGAAAGACCACAAGTAGCATGGACGCTAGGTGGAAACACTGGTAGTAATCTCAGTTTATATCTATTCAGTCAGAATAATATAGTGTTTACTGATAGTTATCGCTCAACTAATGTCGTTCAACTTACCGTATTAAACACATGGTATCACATCGCTGTTACATACACGGCGGTTACAAACAATTATAAATTGTATACAAATGGTGCATTAGTAACATCGTTTAACGCACTTGCTAGTGTCAATTGGTCAGGTTTATCTCTATCACAAACAACAATAAATAATATAGCGGGTCAATTTGGTATGAATGGTGCAATTGATGAAGTTGGTGTATGGAATAAACCATTATCACAACAAAGTATAATTGATTTATACAATAATGGCGTAGGTTTGACTTATCCGTTTATTTAATTGATATTTGTTAAAATTACGATAAATATAAAGCATTATGCCTGATTTATTACCAACAAGCAACAGACAACCGGATAGTGGAAAAAGTTTTGTATCATCTATTTTATCAAAACTTCCTTATGTTAATTCTGCTATAGAAGCCGATGTTAATAATCCAAAATATGAATTATTTCAAAGGCTTTCTAAGAAAAGAGAATTAAGATTAATGCAACAATCGGTTATTGCTGGACCGTACATGGGAGATAACGCAATGACCCAATATGGACAAAGTTCATTTGGTTCAAATCAACAATATCACAAATACATTTATGCTCAAGTTGATGTTGATAAAGTAAGAAGAATTGCAGAATATAGAAGAATGGCTGCTTATGCGGAAGTTAGTGATTGCTTAGATGAAATTTGTGATGAATTTATCAACAAAGATGAAAATGGAAAAGTGGTAAAAATTAAATTTTCACCTTTTGCTAAATTAGATACAGAACAAAGAGTAGAAATTGAAAAAGAATTTTACAAATTTGTCAATATATACGAATTAGAAACAAAAGGTTGGGGGTATTGTAGACAATTGCTTGTTGAAAGTGAAGTTTTTTTTGAAAACATTATACATGAAGATAAAAGAGAATTGGGTATTATAGGAGCAATATGCGTTCCATCTGAACTCATTAATCCAGTATATGATAATATTCAAAATAATATAATACAAAATTTTATATTTCAAAAACCAATTAGTTTGCAAAATAACAATGCAGCTGCACCGCTACAGCAACCCAACACACCACCACAACCCGCAAATTCCCTCCAACAACAACTTATAACATTTGAAGGTAATCAAATTACATATTTTAATTCGGGATTATGGAACGAAGATAAATCAATAAGAATACCATTTATTGAAAATTGTCGCAGAGCATACAAACAACTTTCTTTAATTGAAGATTCTATAGTAATATATCGAATGGTTCGTGCTCCAGAGCGTCTTAAATTTAAAATTGATGTTGGTAATATGCCACCTTCAAAAGCGGAAGCTTATCTAAAGCAATTAATGCAATCATATTGGAATAAAAAAACATATGATGATGCTTCACCGGGAGGTCAATCTGGTGCAAATATGTATAATCCACAATCAATGTTGGATTCATATTGGTTTGCTAGAAGAAACGGTGAAGTTGGATCAGATGTAGAAATGCTTCAAGGTGGACAAAATCTTGGAGAACTCAAAGATTTAATGTATTTTGTTAATAAACTCTACAAATCACTTAAAGTCCCACTTACTAGACTTAATCCAGAAGATGGATATAAAGATGGTAGTGAAATATTAAGAGAAGAATTAAGATTTGCCAAATTTATTGTTCGTTTGCAAGCAAGATTTGCAGAAGGATTAAAAGATGCGTTCATTACCCATTTAAAACTTAGAAAATGGTGGCCTGAATTTAAATTACATGAATCTTATTTTCATTTAGAATTTAACGCACCGTCTAATTTCTTTGCAATTAGAAAAAACCAAGAACTTGAACTTAAACTTAAGTTGTTTAGTGATGTCGCTCAAAGCGAATCAATATCAAAAACATTTGCACAACGTCATTATCTTGAATATAGTGATTCGAAGATTAGTGAAAACATGGAATGGTTGCGTAAAGATGCTGCACTCACATGGGAATTGGCTCAAATATCACAAACTGGACCAAATTGGAGAGAACATCTCGCAGCAGCTGAAGAAGCAGCAACAAGTGCTGCTGGAGAAGCCCCTCTGGGTGGAGGTGGCGGCGGATCAGCTATACCAGAAACTACACCTTTGGGCGGAACTGGTGAAACTGGTACACCACCGCCCGAAACAGCGGCAACACCCGAAGCTGGAGCAGTTCCAGCAGGTGGAGCAACACCACCGCCAACGGTTTCTTCTACTTAAACAAATTATTTATTTTAAGGAAGATAAATAATATAAGTATTCCAGAAACATGGCATCACAAGAACCACCATCAGTAGGTAGTAATTTTTATTTAAAAAAATTAGATGAAAACACAAATTATCTAGCCTATAATAATAATTTTATTGATATAAAATCAGTAGAACCTAGTCTAGGTGTACCAACTTCATCAAATTTCCCATTAATAAATTCTGTATATTACTTTCCAGTAATAGCAAATAAAGCAACGTATAAAGATTCAAGAAGATTTACAACTGGAACAACACCAGTAGTATATTTAGATGGTAATATTGGCATAGGAACAACAAATCCTAATAAAACATTAACAATTGTTGGTAACGTAAGTGGTACAAAAAATATAGTAATAGGCGTTGAAAACATTTCAACAGAAGATACATCTTCAATATTAGGAGGTCAAGACAATAAAACATACGATGAATTTTCAATTATCGGTGGTGGTATTGGTAACATTATTAATGCTGGTTTTGGTTTTATTGGTGGTGGCTTTTATAACGAAATAAACAATTATAGCGGTTTAATAGTAGGTGGCACTCAAAACGTAATTAATGGAAACGCATCAAATATTAATGGCGGTGGACACAATACAATTGATGGCGCATCTTCAAACATTAACGGTGGTACATACAATTGTATAATAAGTGATACGGGCGTAATTGCTGGTGGTTTTTCTAACTGCATTGATGCTGGTACTAGTTCAGTAATCAGCGGCGGTACATGTAACACAACATCTGGAAATTATACAACAATAAGCGGCGGTGGTAATAACTTTTTATCGGGTGATGGGACAACAATTGGTGGTGGTTCATGTAATAATTCAATTGGATATCAAACGACAATTAGCGGTGGCTATAAAAACACATCAACAACTAATTTTTCAACTATAGGCGGCGGTGTTTGTAACACCTCTTGTAGTACATATGGAACAATTGGTGGCGGTCAATGCAATACAATTTCTTCTTATTATGGCTCAACGGTTGGTGGTGGTATTTGTAATAAAATATTTTATGGAATAAATTCAACCATAGGTGGCGGTTATCGCAATTATTCTAATGATGATGGATCTACAATAAGCGGCGGTAGTACCAATTATAATAATGGTAATCATGGCACAATAGGAGGTGGTATCTCCAATGCTGTTTTTGGAAAGTATTCAACTGTAGGTGGTGGTGCATTCAATCAAATAGATCCACTTGGTTGTTTTTCAACAATTAGTGGCGGATATGGCAATTATACAAAAGAAAATTTTTCAACAATTGGCGGTGGTTCCAATAACAGTGCAACTAAACAGCATTCAACCGTTTCGGGCGGTTGTGGAAACAGTAATTCCGGTGCATACAGTTTTATTGGTGGTGGTGTTGGTAATAATAATACTTGTTCAGAATATTCAGTAATAGTTGGAGGAAAAGGCAATGTAATTTCTACTATTGGTCCTTTTCCCGAAGATTCTTATTCGGGAGAAGGTGCCTTTATCGGTGGTGGTCTTTATAATAAAATTTTTCACAATGAATTAGGAGATTATCCCGATTATGACGAATTAACTAATGATGAATCTTTTTCAGTCATAGTTGGTGGATCTAGAAATTGTATATACGGTATACACTCCGGTATTATTGCTGGTAGGAATAACACATTGAGTGGCAGTAATAGTTTTATATTAGGTTCTAATATTACAAC